AGCTAAGCCAGCAAAGTTACCACCAAGCTCTTGGAGTCCAAGAGTCAGCTGAAGCTCTTGGGTTTGACCTCAAGGAGTTTGCTGAAGCAGTAAAAGAAGCAAGAAGAGCCATAAGAGCATAAAACAATGGGAGCTGGCTCCTCTGGGAGCTGGCTCTCAATTTTTTTTATTTTTTTTCAAAAAAGGTATTGCTATTGTGGTAATACTGTGGTAATATAAAGATGTAGCCGAGAGAGGGCTACAAAACAACAAATCAAAGGAGAGATTCAAATGAACAACTTACAAAAAGCAGTAAAGAAAATTATTGAAGAGAACGGTGGAAAGAGCTTTGCTCAAGATGTTCTGGCTCATGGTTGTGTCTCTGGAGTAGTTAGTGAGCTAATTTACTACAAAGATACTCATGAGTGGTTCGATACTTACTATGATGACATTATGGAGCTTGTTGAAGAGTACGAGGAAATGCTTGGAGAAAAGCTTCAATGGCAAGGAGATATGAAAAACTGGTTCGCTTGGTTCTCGTTCGAGGAGACAACAAGACAACTTTATGAAGTGTAAACTGAGGGGGCTGGCTCAATGAGCTGGCTCTTTTTTTATGCTTTGCTACCAGTTCGATGGACTGTAAAAATTTTTTTAAGCCTTGATACTCAAGGGATTGAAGCACTTTGGGGGTGAAAAATGTAAACACCTTTTGAAAAGAACTAATGAGTTGTACTTTCGATACTTAACAAATTAGATTGAACAAAAGAAAAAAAACAATAAATAAAAAAGAAGTTGAACAACAAAAGAAAACAATAAGTAAAAAAAGAAGTTGAATAGTAAAAGAATAATAGAAATAAAAAATGAGGTGGCAAAAAGAAAGTGAACTATAAGAGTTTACCTCATTAGTAGAGCTGTCTAAACAGCAGGAGAGATGAAACTTGATGAGTATTAGAATGATTTATGAGAAAGATGGCTTATGGTATATCTCTGGTAGCTCAGAGGTGTTCAATAGTCGAATTGAAGCCATAAGGAGAGCTAAACAGATTGGCAGAAAGAAGGTTGACAATGGAAGACGCTTTGTGAGTGGAAAGCTTGGAATGACCTTCAGAAGTAACTGGGAAATAGAGATTGCAGAGTTACTCCATGAGCTGGGAATTGAGTTTGAGTATGAGCCAGAAAGATTCTACTTCAGAGCTGAAGGAGAGTCGTACTTACCAGACTTTTACCTTGTTGATTATAACGTATTTATTGAAGTAAAAGGGTTTATGGACAAGAGAAGTTTAAGGAGAGTAAAACTCTTCAAGAAATATTATGGAGCTGAATATGGGTTTTTCCTTTATGAGAAGGAAGAAAGAGAGCTTATACTGAACAACCCAGCTCTATTGTTTACTTATATTGAGATAGCTCAGAAGGAGCAAGAGAGGTGTCAAAAATGAAGTTCAAAGTAAGGTGCATTAAACATTTAGCAAAAGATAGAAAGTGGCTTTTAGAGAGTGGCAAAACATATAATGCAGAAAAGAAGAATGATAATGAGATAGATATTGTCAACCATTATGGTATTGTAGTTACTTTGAGTCTAAAAGAATTTAGCAATTATTGTGTAGTAATTTAGTCAAAATATGAGGTGAAATTTTAATTTTATTTTTCACTTTATGAGTATAACTGAGGAGCTACACTGAGGAGCAAAACTGAGGTGCTCAATTGAGGAGCTGAAACTCTTTGGTAGCTGATGTGACAAGGGTTTTGCTCTTTGAGGTGATGGCTCAAGGGGTGACTCTGGAGGTGACTCAGAGGGGTTAACCCTCCCCTCCTCACGAGAGTTTCCCTCGTTAGTCACAACCGAACTGGAAAAAAGGAGGTAATTTATTATGGGTAACACTGAGAAGGCAACACAAGCAAAACTAAGAAAAACCGCTGAGAGATTACTCGCTGAGGTAGAACACATTAATAACATGAAATACACCAAGAGCAGAAAAGAACGTGCTGAGAAGCTCAGAAAGCAACTTGGTAAGGTGGACATTATTTGTGGAGCCATTGAGAGGGCAACTGGTAAGATATGCTCCAGACCACCAGCTGAGGGGTCTACAAATGGCAGATGTGCTCAGCATGGAGGGTTAAGCACTGGAGCGGTAACTGAGGAGGGTAAGAAGAGAGCACTCGCTAACCTCAACCCAAGAGCTAACCTCATTCATGGCTTATATAGTCGCTTCACAATGACCCTTGAGGAGCAAGAGTTTTATGAGGGCATGATGAACTACTACATTGAGGAGCTTGACCTTGACCCTATTAATGTGCTGGCTCTGGATAGAGCACTCAGAAACTTTATCCTTAACCAGCGTAAAGAGATAGCTGAAGCTGGTGAGGTAGTGGATGAGTCCAACTCATACAATGACTATGATACTAAGTTNATGAGATGGCTCCAAGCGTTGGGTCTTGATAGGAAGTTCAACATTAGTAAAGACCACAAGGACAATGCTACTGGAGGTGGCATTGCTATGCTCTTCATGGATAATGATAACGAGGAGTAAACTCTGGGAGGTCTTCTCTGGAGCTGGCTCGGAAAGCAACCTCTTTTCTCGTAGGAAAGGGGTCTCTGGAGGGTCAGCTCAAAAAATTGGCTATGGGGGGTCTCTCACACACACATAGTGACATTTTTACAAACTATAAAATACATTAGAAATTTTCCCTCTNGGAGTACAACCTCTGGGAGTACAACCTCTGGGAGNACAACCTCTGGGAGTACAACCTCTGGGAGTNTNCNCTGGGAGTACCACCTCTGGTAGCCAAACATGGGGGGGGGTACGAAAGAGTTTCACCTCATATTTTTTATTAAAAAATTTTTCCTATAAGGAAATTTACGAGGTAGCCAAAGAGAGCCACCTCACTTTTATTTTTTATCGTTATTACTATGGTAAGTCTGGAGGTATAACTTATGAATACAGCACAAAATATATACAATGCAAGGAAAGTTCTTGCTGACCCAGTTCGCTTCACTGAGAAGACTGGTACTGTTAAAGGTAAGCCCTTCAGCTTCGCTAACAGAGGTCACTTATATGACGTTTACCGAGACCCTCACCCAAGGATTGTTATTGTAGCTGGTCGTCAAGTAGAGAAGTCTGAGACGGTTTGTAGGAAGCTTATTTATTCTGGATGGACTCGCCCTCATACAACTATTACTTACACAGCTCCTCGAAATGAGCAAGTAACTCGTTTTGTGAATGACCGTTTCAGAAAGGCTATTGCTGATTCAGTCAATGGGATTCTTGAATATGATGTGGACAAAAAGCGTGACGCTAAGACAGCCATTGGTATTGTCAACAAGTCTATTTTCTACTTTGGTTCAGCGTGGGCTGAAGGTGACGCTCTTCGAGGTATCTCTGGAGACATGGTTTTCTTTGACGAGGTGCAAGACATTACTCAGACAGCTATTGAGTCAATTGAAAAGTCTGTTTCCCACTCAGAGATTAAAGACCCAGTGACTGAGTTGAATGGAAAGTGCTTCTATACTGGTACTCCAAAACAAAAAGGGTCTTACTATGATAGGGTTCTCTGGGGTCAGTCTGACCAGAAAAAATGGTGTGTTACTTGTGAGTATTGCGGTCACAAACAATTCATGACCATGAAAAATGTAATGGTTCAAGACGAGGGCAAAGAAACCGAGAGACGCTACTTTGGCTGTCTCGAATGTGAGAAAGAGCTGAACAGAGAAAATGGTGAGTGGATTCCTACCAAGCCACAAAACAAGATGTATAGCGGTTACTTATTCAACCAGCTCAATATGTCTTGGATAAGTGCAAACCAGATTTGGCGTGATTACCAAACAATGGACTCCATGACGTTTGCTAATGAGGTTCTTGGTGAGTTTTACTCTGGTAATGAACAACCAATTTCATATGAAGACGTGCTCAAATGTACTGATAAGACAATGAGCTTGAAGAAATATTCTCATGTACCAACTGTTATGGGGATTGACTATGGCTCTGGTGGCAAGTCAAAAACCATTATTACGATTGGTCACTATGAGATTCACAAAGGGAAGAAGAAGATTGTTATTGATTACCTTGAGAATTGCCCTATTGATAACCATGAGGAGCTAATTGCTCACATTATGGGTCTCAAGGAAAGGTTCAATTGTGAAAAGATTAATGGTGACATTGGTTATGGTTCTTATGAAAACCAAAAACTCTTTGAGATTTACGGAAGAGACGCTATTTCCACACGATATGTCACATATGCAAATGACCCTAAAAAGCGTGAATACAAGGGTAAATATGGGAACACTCTTCAAGTTGACCGTACTTATTCAATGGATAAGTTGGTTGATATGTTCCACCGAGGAGAGATTGTAATTCCTTACAAAAACCCAGAGGAAGTTGAATACTTCTTTGACCATTANACAGCTCTTGAGTTGAAATTCACTGAGTCAGCTACCTCAACTGGTCGAAAACTCTATGACCACAGCACTCCAGATGACGCTTTTCACAGCTTGAACTATGTGAGAGAGGGTCTATACGAGATTGAAAACCGTTTTGAGTGGGANGGAGCNGAGCGTGACAGCTGGGAAGGTGACTTATTCAGTGATTTTGATGACCTTCCAAGTGAAAATGAGTGGTAAACACCTCATGAAAAGAACTTATGAGTTGAAACTTTTAAGTATAACAAATATGGTGGATTCCTGTCAAGGGAGCTGAAGCCAAAATGGAGGAGATTTACAATGGGATTGTTTGACAATATGCCTTGGAACGTGTTCAACACTCGAAAAAAACAACAAGAAGAGGAGCTTTTGAAGCTGGCTCAAGAAATTGGTATTTATAAAGATGACACTTATGACCGTTATGACTCTGAAGACTTCAACCCAAGTGATTTTGACCTTGATGTGTATGACAAAATGCTCAAAGATGGTCAAGTGAAGGCTGGTCTTGACATTATTAAACTCTCAGCCACAGCTCGTGGGTTTAATGTTACTGGTGATGACGAGGAAACTAAAAAATACGCTGAGTTTATTATGGAAAACTTTGAAATGATTCGTGGAAACGTGGAAGACGTGCTTGGAGAAATGCTTTCAGCTCTTGAGTATGGTTACAGTGCAACTGAAAAGGTCTTTGAATACGACAAAAACACTGGAAAGATTATGCTCAAGAAAATGAAAGTCCTTGACCCTCGCACTATTAAGGTGAAAACTAATAGGTTTGGAGATATTGAGTATGTGAAGCAATACATTGGCTCCAAACAGATTAAAATTCCAGCCAATAAGATTATTTGGTATGCTCATGACAAGAAATTTGGCAACCCTTATGGTAACTCTGTCTTGCGAACAGCTTACAAGCACTGGTACATTAAAGATAAGATGTACCGCTTTGCCAATATTGCTTATGAGCGTTATGGAACACCTCTCTTGGTTGGTCAAGTTCAAGACGCTAAAGATGTTGGTAAAATGAAACAACTTCTCGCTAAAATTAATGGACTCACTGGGCTTGCTATTTCTGGTGGTGACGACATTAAGGCTATTCAAGGAAACAACGCTGACTTTGTTGGCTACATTGAACACCATGACAGAAAGATTATGGAAGCTTTACTTGTTCCACCAATGCTCTTGGGGCTGTCTCGTGGGCAAGGTGGCTCATATGCTATGAGTAACAACCAATTTGACATTTTCATGATTCGTCTTCAAGCCTTACAGCGTGACCTCAAAGCACTTATTGAGGAGGAAATTATTCGCCCACTTATTGACTTGAATTTCCCTAACGTCAAGAAGTACCCAAGCTTTGCTTTCAAGAAGCTCACTGATGAGGACACTGAAAAGCTGGCTCGTGTGTTCCAGATGATGATTCAAGCTCAAGTTGTGGCTCCTTCAGAGGAGTGGATTCGTGAAGAGCTTGGCTTCCCAGCAATGTCTGAGAAAACTAAGAGGGAAATTGAAGAGCGTAAGAAGGCTTTACAAGACGCTCTGAGAGGTTCTAATGGTTCTGAAGGGGATAAGTCTCAGAAGGATTCAGAAAGCGACACAGACGATTCTGGAAGCTCTCAAGGGGATTCTGAGGGAAAGTAAAAGCTTCTGAGATTCTACCCAAGAAAGTCTTGACCTTCAAGGAAAGAAGAAAGAGGGCTGACGCTCAGTTGATTTTTGATGACTTTGAGCGAATTGAGTCCTCTTTTTTGTCCTTTGCTCAGAAGCTAAACAAGAAGCGTCAAGCACAAATGATGAAACGAGTAGAAAGGGTGATTCCAGAGCTTATTGAAGCAAACCAGAAAGATGATTCTGAAGAAATTCAAGGGATTCTCAAGACCCTACAAATGCCAAGCTCAAAAGAGTGGAGAAAGGGTATTGAGCGACTTGTTCTAACAGCTGTTGAAACTGGTATTCTCAGAGCACACCTTGAAATGTTAAGATTAAAGGAATTATTTGAATTTGATGAAAGTTGGACTGTTGATGTAATTAATGAGGGCTATGACTATGAGGTTGTTCTCCCAGAGGAAGCTCGTGAGTTTATTCGTAAGCACGCTTATGAGGTTGGNGTNATTACTGAGGAGACTGTTCTCAACCGTATTAGAAAAGAACTTGAAAGAGGGCTTGATGAGGGTTTACCTCCAAAGGAAATGGCTAAACGAGTCCAAGAGGTGTGTGGTACTTGGATGAGTGACTTTCACGCTCAAACCATTGCAAGGACTGAAACTGGGAAGTTCTACAACGCTGGGAGACTGGCTCGTTGGTTAGACCCAGAGACAAATGGCTTTGTTGAAGCTCTTCAGTATGACGCTATTCTGGACACTCGTACTACTGAGGTTTGTCGTCACTTGGATGGAAAGATTATTCCAATTACTGACCAAGCAACAATTGCTGAGTTTACTCCTCCAAACCACTTCCAATGTCGCTCTACTTGGTTGCCAGTGACACGCTATGAAGAGTGGAAACCAGACTTTGACACGACTGTTCCACCAGAGAAGGGCTTTGACTTCAAGAGTCCTCTTCCAAAGTTACTCCAAGGGAAGAAAGAGCCATTAGTTAAGCCAAAGCCAAAGTTTAACCCTCTGACGGTCACTGACCCAGACATTATTCGCTCATTGCCAGATGATGATTTTCGTATTGCTATTCGTAACATTGATGATGTTGCTCTGAAGTTGGCAATGGTCAAAGAACGAGCTGAAAAGATGGCTGTTAGAGAGATGGGTCTCCAAGAAGTGAGAATACCTCCAGCCTTCATGTGGTATGGATTCAACTCAGAAGCCATGAAAGGTTCTTTTGAAATTTATGATGAGCTTGTGGAATTTTACATGACTCAAGAAGTCCGAGAGGATATTGAAAACCTCGTTAGAAAGCTTCAAGGAGCCACAGACTCTGAGATTGATGACATATTAAAGAGATACGAGAAGAAGTTCGCTGGTTCAATTGCTCATATGGATATTGTAAGGGTCATTCGTGAAGTTCGCAAGTCAGCCAAGGTTGAAGCAAGGTTCTCTGGCGGTTTTCCAGTAGTCAACCAAACAAAGACCTCTGAGAAGTTGTTTTCCATTAAAGAGCCACCAAAGACAGCCAACTATAAAAGTGCAACTGGTCTCCAGCAAGCTCTGAAGGATGGTCAAGTGTGGATTCTGAAGCATTTACACCCAAAACTTGCTCCTTCAACTGGCATTAAGCTGAGATTCCAGAATGACCTCATGAGGGCTTATGCTGTTGGTATGAAGGGAACTATTCATTTTGGTAGATACGAGCGGAACGCTGGAGTTATTGTTCATGAGGTTGGTCACGTTATTCACTGGAATAGTCCAGAGGTCAGCCAACTCATTGAGCAATTCTTCATGGAGCGTACTAAGAATTTAACTCTACCTTGGGATAAGAGATATGGTGAAGACGTTATACCAGATGACTTCTTTAATTCTTACATTGGTAGGGTGTATGGATGGGAGAAGAAAAACAATGCTATACTGGAGAAACAAGGTTCCAAGCTCAGAATGTACGGTCAAGAAGTTCTCTCTATGGGTCTACAAGCCATGTATGAAGACCCTTTGAAGTTCTACAAAGAAGACAAGGAGCATTTCTTGCTCACATATGCAATTATGAGGGGGTTATTCTAATGGTCTTGAAAGCCACTGTTGGGGGTGTTCCAGTGGAGATTTGGTTCACTCCCTCCTTCAATATTAAGACAACAAGAAAAGACTTGGAGTTGCTTCTGAGGACTGTCTCAATGGAGGTCTTTGACCCTTGGGAGCTAAGAATGAGGAAGGTAAAAGCTACAAAGTCAATTATTGACGCTTACCTTGTTCTTGATGAATACAGAGTAAAAGTTCCAGAGTTGAAAGTGACGTTTGAGCAAGCTCCAGAGCTACCAAACCATTTTGACAACGGAACAGACAAAGAGCCAGTTCTCCACTAAGGAGTTGGCTCTCTTTTTTTTTCAACTACTCAAGTATTACCTCAGTAATAACCTTTAACAAAAATAAACTCTCTTGTTTTCAAGGTGTACCACATTAGCTGTCTCAAGGGGTTCCATTGTCTCTTTGTTGACAAAGCTTTCAACCTTATAAGGGTTGTAGTATGCTTCTGAGCCAAGCTCATTAGTTGTAACGGTTCCAGCGTACTTCCCTTTGACTCCAGCGTGGACATTTTTCTTTTGCTCTCTCAAGACTCGTTCTCTTCCAGCCTTGCTGACCTTAAAAGTNGCTTCCTCAAGAGCTATACTATCAGTGTGAGCAATTACCAAGCCAGTCTTTACGTCTTTCACTGAGAAGCATTTCTTGTGAAGGTTGAAATAAACAAACACCTCTTGACCCAACTCAATAGTTCTTTCTTTTACCATTTTCATTTAAAACACTCCTTTGATTTGTTATTTAGTGGCTCTCTCTCAACCACACCTTAATAATACCATGGTAATACCATAGTGTCAACTCATAAAATAAAAAAAATAAAAAAAAAGAGTAACCCTAT